AGAGCAGCGCCAGCATCGTCGAGGCGACCGAATTCAAAACGGTGTAGGCATCCTGCCGCGTATTGATCACGCAGTTACAGGTGAAGCGCGGCTCCTGGCCGCCGCTGCCATCGGGCACCAGCTCGTCGTTGTACTGCGCGCATTCATAGAACGACCATTTGTCGACCGCGCTCACATCGACATAGCGGCCGAGCCCCCAGCGCTCGTTGACCAGCAGCCCGTACAGCACCCACGCCGGATTGTTGGTCCACTGCTGCTGGAAGGTGCCATCCCAATCGCCGCTGTAGGTGCGCGCGCGGCTGTCGTAGTTGCTCGGCACGTCGAGCAGCAGCCCGTCGATCAGATAGCCGCGCGTCGGCGGGTTGGAGAATTGCTGCGCGTCGATGGTCATGGCCGCGAGGGCGCTGTCGTCGTAGGCGATTTGGCCGTCGATGATTTCGGTATAGCTCGACCAGAACAGCAGGTTCTGCGTCATCGGCCCTGGGTCGGGATCGAAGCGCACGACGCGGCCCTGCAGCGTGCCGGTCGTATAGGGCACCTGGACGCGCACCGCGCGCTGGTAGGGCGACATGGTCTTGCCGTTGATTTGCTCGGTGACGACGTTCATCCAGTCGCCGCCATCGACCGCGATGTCGAAGGCATAGGTCACGCTGGCGTCGGTGATGTCGCCCTGGTCGGTCTGACCGTAGAGCGCCGGGATCTGCAGGATGTAGCGCACCGCGCTGATCGGCGTATTGAACGCGCGGATGACGGGCGAGCCCTGGTAGACCTGGACGCCGACTGAGAACGGGGCCTCGCCCTCGGGATAGCCGGGCACCGCGTCCTGGCTCGGCCAGCCCTCGCGGAAGAAGCCTTCCTCGATCAGAAACTGCGCGTTGCCGTTGGCGTCGACCACCGGCGTGCCATTGAGATAGACCGCCTGCCACGGATTGATGGGCGCGTTGCTCGGCCCGAAGATCGGCCCCTCGCTCAGGATTTCCAGGATGCGCACGGTGGCGAGGCTGCGCAGCGTGTTGGGCGCGATCTGCGGCTGGTGCGCTTGGCTCTGGCTGCCGCCGCCGCCCTTGCCGCCGCCGCCGCCGGCCGCGACGCGCGTCAGCCCGCGCGGATCGCGCGCTGCCGTGACGCGCACGCCGCCTGGGATCGGCGCGTTCATGCGCTCACCTTGCCGCCGCCTCCGGTGATGTCGCCCCACCAGGAAGGCGGTTGAGCGGACGCGCTCTCGCCGGTCGGGATGTCCTCGGCGTTCAAGCCGGCATTGACCACCACCGAGCCGACCAGATGCGTGCCGAACACCAGCGGCACCGGGCCGCCTTCCTGGCTGTTGTTGGTGACGCCGTTGAACAGGAACGACGGCGCGTCGCCGGGCGCGGCGTTGTCGGTCGCGGCATCGGGCGTCGGGGCCTGGGTGAGCATCGCCGAGATGCCGCCCAGCACCATCGACACACCGAGCAGGGCAATCGTGCTGTAAGCGACGCCCATGCCGCCGACGCTGAACGCCGTCGCCGACAGCCCCGCCAGCGGCGCGGCCAGCGTGCCGCCCGACAGGATGATGGCCGCGCCGATCAGCACGACGCCGACGATGATCGCGCCGATGCCCTTGCCCGATCCGCCGCCGCGCGGCCGCGTCGCCGGCACGAAGTGCAGCGGCTGGTGCCCGGCATTCATGTTCAGGAGATCGACGCCGATGGCGTTGCGAATGCGCGGCGGCCCGACGATCACCCGCCAGTTGCCGTTGCGCAGCGTGCGGCGCAGGCCGGGCCGAAGCGCGATCAGCGCGCGCACCGCCTCGGCCGGGCTCGCGACGTCGATGCGGAAGTGGCTGCCGTGCAGCTGGCCGGCCGCGCCGTAGAGGTAGATGTCGCGCATCATTTCTTGTGCCTCAGGGCGAAGCTGGCGTGGCGGACGAAGCGCGAGCGCGGCACCAGGACGCTGAGCCGCGTCGGATCGACCGGCCGCATGCCGGCGGGATGATGCAGCAGCAGCTCACGGTCCCAGACGACCATGCCGTGCATCGGCACCTTGTAGTTGAACGCCAGCATGATGCCGTCGCCCGGCTCGGTCGCCGCGTTCACCGGGATGCGCTCGAAGCCGGCGGCGTCAAAATAATCGCGGTAGAGATCGCGGTGCGCGCCGTATTTCGGGTCCCACCAATTCCAGTCGCGCGGCTGATCGGGCAGTCGCACCTTGCGCTCCAGCCAGTAGTAGTCGCGCAGCAGCGAATAGCAGTCGTGCACGCCGTGGCGGAAGCCGCGCCCGAGCAGCGGCGCGCCTTCGAGCGTGTCGCCCCACCAGAACACGTCGTAGAGCGGCCACACCATGACGACGAACGGGATGTCGAGCTGCTCCTGGTAGGCCATGTCGCTCTCGCTCGGGCAGCCGAGCCCGTCAGGATGCGAATGGAAGAACAGCTCAGCGCCGGCGACGCGCAGCAGTGCCTCGTCGTCGAGCAGCACGTCCTTGGTCGGCGTCGAGCTGTGGTTGTCGAGCCGCTGGTATGCGCCGCCGACCACGATGCCGACCGCCTCGGCCGGATAGACCTCGGCGGTGTGCGCCTTGGCGGCGGCCAGGACGTCGTCGGTCCAGGCGGCTGGCCGGCGCGGCGACAGCGGCGCGATCAGCGGAGTGGCTTGTGTGATCATTCACTTCACCTTGCCGACGCCGGGGAAGAAGCGCGCGGGCAGCACCTGCCCTGGGAACCTGAGCTTGCAGCCCTGGTTGTTGCGCGAGCATTGGTCGTGCGCGTCATCGGTCGGCGCGTTGTTCGTGTCGAAGTCGGCCGCGCCGGTGTAGGGGCAGCTCGCGATGGAGTAGTCGAACGCGCCGGCCTCAGGGTTCCAGGCGCGATAGGTGTGCGTGCAGACGTCCCTCAGGATCTGGCGGCGCGGCAGCTGCGTGCCCTCGACGTCCATCCGGCTCGCCAGCTTGAAGGCGATGGCGGTCGCGGTGTGGCTGGTCTTCTGCGCCACGACATACTTCTCGCGCGTGATGTAGGCCGCCGGATCGGGCGTCTCGCCGTCGTCGAGGAAGCGGCGCAGCGTCACGATGCGCGTCACCTCAGCGCCGACCAGTCCCTTGTAGCTGTCGAGCAGCAGGTTGCCCGCGCCATAGAGGTTCGAGAACGTGACGGTCGGCGTCGGGATCGCGCCGCGCGTCGTCATCTGGAAGTCGGAGGCCGCCATCGGCAGCGGCGAATAGAGCTGGCCGTCCCAGGTGATCTCGGGATGGTCGAAGTCGGTCGCGCTGGTGAAGTAGAACATCGGGCCGCCGAGCTTGCGCGTGTCGAGCTGCCACAGCGTGATCAGCCCTTCGGTGGCGAGGGCGGTCATGGCGGCGTGTTGGGCACGCCGGGCTGCGGATTAAAGCAGCGCACCATGGTCACGCTGAGCGTGCCGACCATCGCGCCCTTGCCGCTGCGGTCGCTGATCGTGGCGGCCCACTCGTCGACCGTCACGAACGCGGGCGCGGTGGCGTCGGGCGGCGTGAACCAGAAGCCGGTCGCGGCGTAGCTCTTCAGGAAGTTGTCGCGCTCTTCCAGCTCGGCGAGGTTCTCGAACGGGAAGCCGAGCGACCACGAGGGCACCGCCGGATTGAGCCCGCGCGTGGCGCGGTGCTTGTAGCCGTCGCCGAACGCCACCTCGTCGACCGTGAGCTTGGTGTCGCGGCCCGCGCCGGGCATCGCGCACCACGGCCAATAAGGGCTCGGCGTCGCCACGTCACGGTCCCTTCCACAGCGCCGCCCGCACCGCGCAGTCCTTCGCCTCCAGGAGCTTGCGCAGCGCCACCGTGCGCTCGGGGTTGCGCGGCAGCGTCTGGACGATGTGGTCGGCCAGCTCACCGAACGGCGCGCTCACGTCGCGCAGCCGCTCGGGCAGGTGGGCGTAGACGAAGAACTGCAGCATCGGCTCGGCTTCCATCGTTCACCTCATGCGTTGCGGCGCGCGTAGAGCGTGCCGCCAGGGCGACGCTCCTGCGCGATCACATCGACCACGGCGGCCTTGATGCGCCGGCCGAACTCGAGTGCAGCGGTCGGATTGGCCGCGCCCTGCTGCTGGCTCATGTCGAGGTTGACGGTGACGCTGCCGCCGCTATCGCGGCTCGACATCGGCACGATGGTGCCGGCCGACTGCGGCACGAAGCGCTCGGGCCCGTTCTCGCCGACGAGGTAGGTCTTGTTCGGATCGACCGGGCCGCCGGCCGCGCGCGCTCCCGCGATCAGATAGCTCGGCACCGCTTCGCCGGTGACGCTCACCGCTGGCGCGCCGACGCCAGGGATGCCGCTGCCGAAGATCATTTTGAACACCGCCGACGTCGCCGCTTGCAGCGCCATCTTCGCCAGCATTTGCGCGAAGTCGCTGGCGATCTGGGCGAACGTTTTGCTCGACTTGCCGGTCAGCCCGTCGAGCCCCTCACCCATCGCCGTGGTCAGCCCGTTAAAAACCTGCTCGCCCTGGCTGTAGAGATCGTTCGAGCGCGCATAGGCGTTGGCGGCATGCTCGAAGCCGGCGGCCAGCGACTCGATGCTGTCGTCGTAGCGCGTGTTCGCCAGCGCCGCCTGATCGGCATTCTCGATCTGCTCCTTGATCGCGCGATTGTAGGCGGTCTGGGTGATCAGGTGCGCTTTGAGCTGGCGGTCCAGGTCGCTGACGATCATGTTATGCGCCGCCTGCCCGTCGCCGTATTTCGCCTCGGTCGCGGCGGCGTCCTGCACGGTCTTTTGCAAGCGCGTGTAGGCGTCCTCCTCGGCGACCGTGTTGGCAACTTGCTGCCGTTGCGTCTGGGTCAGCGTGACGCCGGCCTTCTGCGCGGTCTTCTCCAGCGTCGACAGCGCGTCGGCCTGCCGCTTGCGCAGATCGATGTCCTTGAGCTGCTCGGCAACGTTGTCCGGCGTGATCGTGTCGAGCTGGGCGATGGCGTCCTTGGCCGCCTTCTCGCGCGCCACCAGCTCGGCGATCGCGCGCGCCACCGCGTCGCCCGGCTGGCCGCCGGTCGGCGGCGGATTGCTGGCGCCGCCGGCAACGACCGGCGGCAACTGCGCGCCGGCCTCGTTGCGGTTGGCGTAGGCGTTGGCCATGCGCTGCTGCGCGTCGAGCAGCTTCGCTCGGGCATCGGCCTGCAGCTTGACGGTCTGCGCCGCCGCGATGGTCTGCTCTTCCGGCGTGAGGCCCGACTTCGACAGGCCATCGAGCTGCTTCTGCAGGTTGCCCAGCACCTCGGTGTAGTGGGCCGCGTCCTGCGCCGCCTTCGTGTAGTCGGGCGGCACGAACGCCTGCTGGGCCTTCGCTTCCTGGCCGCCGATGATCAGCTTGGGAATGGCCGCCGTTGGATTGGCCAGCATCGCCACGATCTGCGCGAACGTCGTGAACTTGTTGAAGTCCATCGCGTCGATGGCGGCCTTGATGTCGTCGAGCATGTCGGCGACGAAGCCCAGCACGGTCGACTTGGCGCTGGCATAGAACGGCGCGATGAACACCTTGATGCGGGTCTCGGCCTGGGCGGCGCTCCTCTCCAGCTTGTCGAACTTGTCGATGGTCTCCTGGTCGAGCACCAGTCCCATCGCCTTGTATTTGGCGACGAGGTTGTCGGTGCCCTCGGCGAGCTGGCGCAGCACCACGTTGACGTCCTGCCCGGCCTTGCCGAACAGCGTCGTCTCGATGGCCGCGCGCTGCGCGCCCTCCGGTATCTTCAGCAGCGCGGTCGCGACCTCCTGCATGATGTCGTTGGTCGGCCGCAGCTTGCCGTTGATGTCGAGGATTTTGACGCCGAGCTGGTTGAAGGCGCTGATCACCTGGGCGTTGCCCTCGGTCGCGTGGCCAATCGCCACGTTGAAACGCGACACCGCGCTGGTGATCGCGTCCTGGCTCTGCCCCGCGTCGACCGCTGCCTGCTGGTAGGCTTGCAACTGATCGGTGCTGAGCCCGACCGTCGTCGCTTGGGTCGAGATCGCCGTCGCCATCTTCTGCGTCGACTCGGCGAACTCCAGCGCTTGTCGCGCCAGCTCCTCCAGGCCGAGCGCCTTGATGCCGGTCTTGAGCTGCTCGACAAAGCGCGTGAGCTTCTCGCCCGACGCGGCGGTCGACTCGCCGAAGTCCGCGAGCTTCTTGTTCGACGCGTCCATCCCGGTGGTGAACTCGGCGAAGTCGGCGACGAATTTGACGAGGATGTCTCCGGTGAGCGCCATGGATCAGCCTCCCCGCCACGCCATCCGCTGCCGGTCGATCTCGTCGAGCCCGTCGTCGGGTTCAGGCGCGCGTGCGCGCAGGATCAGGAAGTCGGTCGGCGTGACCGGCGCGGCGTCCGAGCTGCGCGCAATATTGACGACGATGGAGGCGAGCATCGCCGCGTGCAGATCGCTGAGGCGATCCGGCAGCGGCTGCTCCAGCTCGAACAGCTGCCAGTCGATCAGCTCGCGCTGGCTCATGCGCGCGCGCAGCTCGCCCACCGTCATGTGCAGCGCCAGGGCGAGCCGATGGAGGAAGGCCCGCTCTGGCGTCAGTGGGGAGGGCCGGCGGCGGCTCCTTCGGCGTGGCCGTTGGTTTGCGCGTCCTCAGCCACCAGGGCGTCGGGATCTGTGCCCAGGCCATTGACCCAGGCGCAGTGCCCCGAGAGATAGGCCAGCCGCTCGCGATGGCGGAACGGCAGCGCCCGGATCGCCTCGACCGAGCCGAACACCGGCGTGTTGTCATCGCTGTAGCGCAGCGACGCGACCAGCAGCGCGAAGCTGCCAGCCTGCCCGCTCTGCCCGAACGCCTCGATCACCGCGTCGCCATCGGCAATCGAGAACTCGGCGAACGTCACCGCGCGGTCGTTCCAGGTGTTGCGGTTCATGCGGCCGCCGCTGCCGGCTGCGCAGCGGCCGGCCGTGCCGGCGCGGGCCGCGCGTTGGTCGAGGGCCTGAGCGTGCGGCGCTGCGGGCTGGTGAGCGGCACGAAGCCCGGCGCGGGCGTCTTGTAGAAGCTGACGCGCCCGTCGACCTGACCGCCGATGGTGTTGGCGACGGCGGCGTTGATGCCCAGCGTGACATCGAACGTGTTCACGATGCCGGCGAAGGTGAAGCCACAGCCATCGGGCAGCCGCACGTCGAACACCGCGTCCTCGCCCGAGCGGTAGTAGTCGCGCGCCGCCTCCAGCGCGAGATCGCCGCAGTCATAGAAGCCGGCGGCGGTCCAGGTCGCGATGGCCGGCAGGCCGGCGATGATGCGATGGGCGATGTCGCACAGCGTGGTGACGTCGATGGTGGTGCCGGCCGGCTGGTTGGCGGTGAAGTTGGAGCGGCACAGCTCCAGGAAGGCCGGCACGACCAGGGTCGCGCCCGCCGCTGGGAAGGCGGCGACCTCGCGCGAGGTATCGCTGTCCTCCAGCGTGATCGCCTCGGCGGCGACCACGCTCACCTTGAACGGCATCGCCTCGATGCTGTTCCAGCCCGTGCCGCTCGGCACGACGATGTCGCCGACCACCGGCGCGGTGCCGCCGGTGGCGAGCGTCAGCACGCACGGCTTGGCCTGGGTCGCGCTGGCGATGTCGACCGGCGCGGGCGCGTTGGCGTTGTCGCTGACCATGATGATGGAGCCCTGGGACGAGATGCGAGCCATGGCGGTGTCCTCCTAGCGTTTGGGCATGGCGCTGGTCGCCGCGTCGACCAGCTTCAGGAAGGTTTCGCGGAAGGAATTGATGGCGTTGTGCGCGTTGCCGCTGAAGGTCGGCCGCAACCACGCGCGGCTCTTGATGCCGCCGTGGCTGGGCGACGCCTGCCAGCGCAGCGCGCTCTTGAGCTGACGCGCCTGCCCCTTGCCCTTGTGCGCGATCTTGCCGGTGCGCAGGAAACGCGGCGTTGCAACGGTGCGGCGCGGCCCGGTGCCGAATTCGAGGAAGCGCCACCAGAATGGCGCGGCGCTGGTGTCGATGCGCGGGCCGCCGCCGCCCGCCTTCTTCGACGGTCGCCGGCCCTTCAGCTTGAAGTGCGAGCGGAACAGCGCGGCCTGCGGGCTGGTGCCGGCGATGGTCTGGGGGAATTCCTTCACCCAGCCGCGCATCACTTCGCCCTTCGCCTCGTGCTCGACGCCGGCTGCAAGCGCGGTCTGGATCGCGCCGGTCTCGCGCTTGAACGTCGTATAGGTCTCGGCCTTCATCGGCTTGGCGACGGTCCAACCCATCGCATGGAGCGATTGCCGGCCGATGTCGGTCTTGCCCAGGATCAGCAGCTTGTTGAAGTTGTCCTGGGCCTGCTTCAGCCCCAGCACCTCGATGCCGGCCATCAGCCGGGCCCCGGCAGCGGCGCGGGCGGCGTGTCAGGGAAGTCCTGCCAGTCGCCGTACAGCGGGCCGCTGGCATCGCGCCGCGTCTGGAACGTGTAACGCGCGGTGAGCGCGAGCTGCCACCATTCGCCGACCGCCGTAGGGTCGACGTCGTGCGGCCCGTCGACCTGCTCGATCACCAGCCCGCCATAGCGCACGCCATGGAAGGTCTGCCTGAGGTAGTCGACCGCCTGATCGAGCGCGGCCGGCCCTTTGCCCGAGCGCGTGAACAGCCCGATCAGGAACTGCCCGCTCTCCTCGACCCACGGGTTGCTGCCCAGCGTGACGTCGGTGCGGCCCTCGGGCTGCAGCACGGCGGTGCCCCAGGGATCGGGCGCGTCGTTCAGGTCGAGCTGCACGTTGACCGCTTCGAGGTAGGCGACGGCGTCGACCGGAATGGCGTTGGTCCAGATTTGCTGGAAGATGGCGAGCGGCGTCATTGCTGGCCGCCCAGCAGCGTGATCTTGAACAGCACCGGCGGGCCGACGATGGGCGAGCTGTCCCAACGCTCGACGGCGTAGCTGGTGATGCCGTTGACCACGACGCGGTCGTAGAGGCGCGGCGTGGCGTTGCCGATCACCGTCTGGAACTGCTCGGTGTCGATCACCATCAGCGCGCCCTGCTGGATCGCGGCGGCCAGCAGCTCCTGCGGATTGAGCCGGCGCATGAAGCAGCGCAGCGGCGACGGTGCCAGCGCGCCCTGGGCCTGATAGGTGACGTCTGCGTTGAACGCCTTCAGCGCCGCGCGAACCGCCGGGCCGACGATGGCGTCGGTGAGGTTCATGGCTTCACCCTGCGTCGGGCGTGCTGGTCGGGAAGCCTTCGGCCCCGAGCGTCGCGCGCCAGTCGATGTAGTCGGTGAGGTTCGCGGCCCACGGACCGAGCAGCGGGTCCGTCATCTTCGAGCCCTTCAGCGATGCCTCGACGAAGGTGTTCGCGCCGGCGAGCTGCACTGAGCCGACGTCCATCACGTCGACCTGGGTGATCGAGCCGCCGCCGAAGCCGGCCTGCTGCGCCTGCCGCGCCTGCCACAGCGGCGTCAGCACGCCCAACAGCGCGGCGTAGAGATCGGCCGGCACGGTGTCGAAGCCGGCGGTGTAGGTGACGCGCGCCTGCTCGTAGAGCAGCCGGCGGTCGAGCCCGCCGTCGCCATAGATGAACGGCAGCACGTTCTGGTCGAGCTGCAGCAGCTTGCCGCTCCTGGGGTCCAACTGCAGCCCGCTCAGGTCGGGCATGTCGTTGCCCGATAGGTTGATCGCGGTCACAGCGACCACCGGATAGACCGTCAGGAACACCGTCGTGCGCGGCCAGTATTCCCGGCTGGGCGGCAGGTTGATGTGCACGCCGTTGATGGCGATCTGCCCCCAATCGTCGACGAACGATGCGGGCGGCGAGACCAGCTTGCGGCTCGTGAACACCTCGAAGCGCGCCCAGATTTCGTCCATGCGGCGCTGCAGCCACGCGTCGTTGCTGGTGTCGCTCGCCGGGATGTTCAGGTCGTCCTTCAGGATTTCCAGGTCGACGGGCGGCGTGCTGCGCGGCTTGGCGGCCTTGGGCTTGTCAGTCATGGGGCACCTGCCGCTGCTTGTCGACGAGCTCGGTCAGCAGCTCGCGCACCAGCGGCTTGATGCTGCCGATGGTGCGGCCCGACTCGATCATGTTGCCGTCGTCGTCGAGCGACAGCTCGAAGCGCGGCCCGACGCGGCCGTGCGATTTGCCGCCGACCTTCAGCCACGCCGCCTCAGCACCGTGGCTGCCGGGCTCGACGCCCTTGGAGGCGCTGAGCGCCTGCCATTCGCCATTGCACAGCACGCGGTCGCCCTCGGCGTAGCCGGTGTCGGCCGCCCAGAGGCCGCGCAGCAGCGGGATCGCCAGCGCGCGCACCATCTCGAAGCGCTGGCCGTCGCTCAAGCTGCCGCGCAGCGCCACCGTGCGGTCGTCCTCCATCGCGATTTCGAGGCCGGCGATGCCGACCAGGACCGGCAGCCAGTCCTCGTGCGGCGGCTCGCGCTCGGTATCGCGGCGCGCCATGAACATCCCGTTGACGTGCCGCACCACCACGCTCGCGGCGTGGCGGCCGGCCGCCCAGGGAGCCGGCGGCAGGAACGGCGGCAACGGCTTCTGCGCGATCAGCCGCTCGACGTCGGCGCGCATCAGCGTCAGCTCGTCGCCGACCACCTGGGTGATCAGCTCGATAATCTGGTCGCGCGTCATGCTCATGCTGCCCTCCGCAAGCGCTGCGCGGCGAGCGCCGCCCGAATGCGCACCACGTCCGGTCGCACCGATGCGTTGCTGCCGGGCGTCGCCTCAGGCGTCGGGTCGGCCGGCTCAGCCGGCGGCGCGGGCTCGTTGCCGGGCTCGCCAGGACCAGGACCGGGCGTGGTCGGTGGCAGCGCGCCGGTCGAGGGCTTGTCGATCGGCAGGTATTGCATCTGCACGCGCGGCACCTCGCCGCCTTTGACCGGCGACAGCCCTTCCGACGCGCGCACCTCGTTGATCGACTGCCAGCCGGCATTGAGCGCCTGCTGGTAAGCCTGGAAGCGGACGTCGATCTCGGTGCGCAGCAGCGCCGACAGGTCCAGCTCGAACGAATAGCCGGGGCCGAACTCGAACGCCTGCTGGAAGCGCTCTTCGAGCGCCTTGATGTGATAGCCCAGGCAGTTGGTGAGGTAGGCGCGGACCAGCTGCTCGGTGTTGCGATAGCTGACGCGCGTGGTGTCGCCGAGCATGAAGCTGGGCACGCGGAACACGCGGCCGACGTCCTCGACCGACCAGCGCAGCTGCTCGATCAGCTGCGCGTCCTGGGCGGTGATGGTGAGCGGCTCCCATTTGAGCCCGCCCGACAAGAGCGCGGTCTTGCCGGTGCCCTCGCCGCTATAGGCCGCCTGGAATTCCTGCTTGTGCCGCGCCGCCTC